GCAAACTTCCATGATGACGGCACGCAATATCCCTACCGGAACGTTGACATCTCGTTCGGTGCCGACAAAGTCGTCAACCTGGTCTATGTCTCAACGATAAACAACAAGAGCGCAAGCGCATCAAACGCCGCAAGCCAAGCCGAATATTTCATTCAGTCGATAGCAGTCACCGGATCACTACTTGAGAGCGACACCGCCGTTCAAGATCTCGCTGACTATCTACTCAGCCCTCAGCCAGAGGCCACGTTCACCGCGATCGAGGTCGCGTTCTCACAGATGACCGATGCTCAACGTGACGTCGTTGCGACGATCGACGTCGGCGACACGATCTCGATTCAGAAACAGTTCATCAATGGTGCCAGCCTCAGCGACATTTCGCAAGAACTCGCGGTCGAAGGCGTCGAACATTACATTGACACTTCTGGCGGTCATGTCGCCCGTTTCTACACAAGCCCCACCACCATCGTCTATCAGATGATCTTGGACGATCCTGTCTATGGTGTCCTCGATGCTCTCAATGCTCTAGGATAGGAGTCACTTATGGCAGCCAACTGGACCGCATTCGTCGCTGGCAACGTATTGACCGCCGCACAACTGAACGGCGTAGTCGACAACTTTGCCGACATCGCCATTTTCAATGAAACCCAGTCGTCCGGCACGCAGGGAGGTGGCTACACCGCGAGCGCATATGTAAAGCGGACGTTGAACACGACGGTTCTGAACAATATTGCTGGCTGTTCGATATCAACGTCTGTCATTACGTTGGGCGCTGGCACCTATCAAGTGCTCGCGCATTGTCCGGCCTACAAAACGACTGCCACTCGGTCACGGCTCTATGACACGACAAACACGGCGACGCTCGTGCAAAGCCCCAATCAGCTCGCAGAAAACGGCAGTAATGGATTTACCCTATCGACCATAAGCGGCGTGTTTACGTTGGCAGGATCGACAAACCTCGAGCTGCAAATGCGAGGAAGTGCCAGTCAAGGAACAAATGGGTTGGGAGCAACCTTGTCGACCGGCGAGGACGAGATTTATTCTCAAATCATGATTGTGAGGATCGCATGACCAAGCCAGCTACCGGCACGAACGTCGGCAACGCGATCCATGAGCTCGCACCTGGCACCACTTGGCGCCTCCAAGCGCCTGGTGAAATCGCTAACTTGGAGTGGCTCGACGATCCTGCGCTTCGCCCGACCGACGCCGCAATCGAAGCAAAAACCGCCGAGCTTGACGCCGACCCCGATTACCCGCCGACATGATTGTCACCAGCGAAGACGCTAAAACTGCTGCTCTGGCTTTCGTGATGAGCATCATCGTCGTCGTCTGCTTGTGGATTGGACAGAGATGAACATCGCAAACCCGTCGAAAGCCATGATCGCCCTCGTCGCGCTGGTTTGTGTGACGCTTCTGTTGATGACCGAGTCGATCTCAAACGAGGCCGGCACCGGCCTGATCGGCATGATCGCCGGTTACGCGGTCGGCAACGGCATCGCGGCCCGTCGAGGTGACGAAGTGACCCCGATCATCGGAAAGAAGCCTTGAGATATCACAGTTGGCAACGGGACACGCCACGGCACCCGTTTGACACCTGTTCGCCAAACCTGCGGCAGATCCGCAAATACCTCGAGGAGCGCTGGGGATTCTGGAATCTTGGCTGTTACGGACGCCGGCCGATCCGCGGCGGCACCGCCTGGAGCTCGCACGCTTTCGGTGCAGCTCAGGACTTGAGTTATCGCCGTGACGACGGCCACCCGACCGCACCATCACGCGAATGTGTTGAGCAAGACGTCATCCCCTGGCTCATCGAACACCATGAAGTGCTCGGCATTCAGCGCATTCACGACTACTGGGCGAAGCGTTACTGGGAAGTAGGCCGCGGCTGGATCGGCCGTCCGCCTGGAGCACAGAACGATCACCTGCATATCGAGGTCACGCCTGACACTTGGACTTGGGCGTCACCGATCTCGGAGCGCATCGTGTCCGGCCCGCCGCAGACCACTCAGCCGGCACCGGTGCCTCCGTACCCTGGGCAATCAGTCCGCAAAGGATCGAAAGCAAAAGACCGAGTCAAACTGATCCAGCGCGAGCTGAAGATGCTCGGCTACAACGTCGGCCCCGTCGATGGCATCTTCGGCGCTAAGACCGACGCAGCTGTCAAAGCCTTCCAAACCGACCAAGCCCTCAAAGCAGACGGCATTGTCGGACCTATTACTTGGAAGGCTTTGTTCAACTAGCACACACAGGAGGCAACTGTGCCAGACATGTCAGACTTCGAAGCCGCACGCCCCAAACCGGCAACCCCGAAGATCGAGAAGATCCTCGAGGAGCTTGACACCGAACGATCCGAAGCGCTTCACGCCGCGCTGATGGATCTTAGCTACAGCACGCCGACCATCAAGGCGGTCTTGACAAAGTGGGGATACGAGCTCTCTGAGTATCCGATCGCACAATGGCGACGGGCTCATGCTCGATGAGTTCGACCAGGAAGTAGAGCTGCAAGAGCTCCGCGACGCTCTCGTCAGACAGCAACGCGCCACCCGCAAAGCGCACGCCAAGTCCGAAGCCATCGTCGAGGCCGTCTATCAAGCGGCGAAAGATGCGGCCGTCACACTTGGACGCGCACCGAGCGTTCCCAAACCCAAGACAGATCTGCGACGCAAGAACCCTGAAGTCGCGCTGATTCATGCGACGGATTGGCAGCTCGGCAAACAAACCTCCGACTACGACATCGACACCTGCCGGAAACGGATTCACCGGTTCGCAGAGAAGATCGGCACGATGACCGAGATCCAGCGGGCCGATCACCCTGTCAAAGAAGCGCATGTCATGTTCGGCGGCGACATGGTCGAAGGCCTCGGCATCTTCCCAGGGCAACCGTACGAAGTCGAAGCGCACCTGTTCGAGCAGCTGTTCGCGACCGCCGGCCTTATGGAAGACTTCGTCCGCCGAATGCTTGCCATCTTTGAGCATGTCACCGTGACCTGCGAGTACGGCAACCACGGCCGACTTGGCCGCAAAGGCGACATGCCAGGAGCCGACAACATTGACCGCGTCGCCTACAAGATCGCCGGAGACCGCCTCGAGGACGACCGCGTCACCTGGCAAACCTCGCCGGCTTGGTACCAGATCGTCGAGATCGGGAACTACGGCGCTCTGCTGGTGCATGGCGACGAGATCAAGTCATTCGGCGGCAATACGCCAGCGTTCGGCATTCTCCGCAAGTGCAACCAATGGTCGACCGGCGTCATCCCCGAGGCATTCTCGGACGTTTACATGGGCCACTTCCATACGCCGATGACGTTGACGATGGCGAACGGCGGTCAGATCTATGTCACCGGTTCGCCAGAATCGGAGAATGTGTACGCCAAGGAGTTCATGGCCGCGACCGGCCATCCGAGCCAGCGTCTGCATTACGTCGATCCAGAGGCCGGCCGCGTCACGGCGTCTTATCTGGTATGGCTTGACTAACGAGCGGAAAATCCGCATACTGTCTCCATCGGACCCCGACCCGATATGGAGGACAAAATGAAGACACTGTTATGGATCGCCGTGATGGCGATCATTCCGTTGAACTGCGACCCGTTGGAAATGCCGACAGAGGCCGCGGAATACCAGCGCAACATCGACACCGCTAAGTGTGAGCAATGGTTCGGACACGCGCTAGCGATGGGCTGGGAGATCGACGATCTGCCCGTCCTCGATGAGGTGATGTGGCGCGAGTCACGCTGTGACCCGACACAAGTGTCAGACACCGGCGATCACGGCCTGACACAAGTCAACTGGCGCACCTGGGCACCGCTCGTTTTTGAGCTCGGCTACACGAAAGAGGACTTGAAGCATCCTGCGGTCAATCTGCTGATCGCCCGACAGATCTACGAAGACGCCGACCGCCGTGGCTGGTGTCCGTGGAAGCCGTGGTACATGAGCGGCACCTACACATGCAACGGAGGAAACGCATGACACACGAAGACACAGAAACAATCCATATTCAGTTGAGTCCCGAAGCCGCGCAGATCGGTTTTGCACAACTCCTCTCACAAGAGTTGATGATTAGCGGACACGATGAAATCGATCCTCTAGCCATCCTTGACTGCATGGCTGTCGCCGGCTGTCACCTTGAGCACGGTGGCGAAATCTCCAGCAAGGCCTATTTCATGCTTCTCAAGATTGAGGGGATGACGCGATGAATCTGGACGGCTACGTCACCGTTAACGAGCGCCTGAAGATGGCGCTCGCTAAATACCCCGATCTGCGCGTCATGGAGCTCCCGTTTTTAGTGCAGGAAATCAACGGCGACACGTTTCTCTGGTGCGCTGTCGCCGTGTACCCGACACCGGAGCACCAGCCGACCAACGGAAGCGTCCTCGAGCCAATGCCAGGACGAACGCCTTACACGCGCAACAGCGAGCTGATGGTCGGCTACACCTCGGCGCTCGGACGCGCCCTCGGCTACCTCGGCTTCGGAATCGACAAAGGCATCGCCAGCAACGACGAAGTCGCAGCTCGAATCGGCACCGACCGCGATTTCAACGACGCCATGCCGGCTGTCACCAGAGCCAAAGTCGGTTCACGCGCCAAAACAGGGGCCCAGAAGGCCGCAGAAGCCGCGTTAGAGCGCGGCGGGGGTGCTGATAGCCCAGAACCGTTAGACAGCGTTTTAGACGCCTTTCCAGGCAGTTCCGTGAAGAAACGCCAAGAACCGACCGAGAAGATGATCGGTTTCTACAAACGGCTGTGCCGTGAACGCTCCCTCGAGTACGACGAGCAAGCCCTCGTCGACTTCGACGCCTGCAAGATCGCAATCGACCGACTGAAGGAGATGCCCCGTGACTGACGACCAACTCATCGAAGAACTGGAACGCTCGCACAAGTTCCGCACCTACGGCGGACAAGGCACCACTCTGCAAGGCACCGCCGCGGAACGCCTGCAAGAAATGCAACGCCGGCTTCGAGAGCTCGAGCTGTACATCGAGCAGCTGAAGTCCGACAAGCATTGGCTGAACGAACAACTCCTCGAGGTCCGCACCGACCTTCAACTCGCGGAAGCGAGGAACCGTGAGAGAAGCTGAGTTTCAACAAAGCGTGATCGAAGCCGCCTACCTGTACGGCTGGCTCGTATTCCACCCACGACCAGCACAAACCGGAGGCCGCTGGTCCACGCCATACACCGGCCACGCCGGCTTCCCCGACCTCGTACTGGCCCACCCTGAGAAAGGCGTGCTGTTCGTCGAGCTCAAAAACGAACGCGGCCGCACCACACCAGGACAACGCCAATGGCTCAACGTCCTCGAGGACGCCGGCTCCGAAACGTACCTTTGGCGACCACAAGACTGGAAAGACATCTGCGCTCGATTGGAGGGCAACTAATGGAGAGAGCAATGGACGACGACGAAATCCTGAACGAAATCACACGGCTAATGCAGTTTTACCCGCACTTAGGCGAAGAAATCCTGACCATCGCCATCACCCTGCACTTCACAGCTGCACCGCCGAGCGACAAATGGCTTGTCCTTGAGCAAGAGATCCGCCGCCGGCTGGCAAAGACATATTTGGAGCATCGGTGATTGTCAGATCGAAGCGCCCTGAGCGGTACACCGTGCTCGACAACGACATCCTTAGGAACCATGCCCTGAGTTTCAAGGCCCGCGGCATTCTGGCCTACATCCTGAGCCAGCCAGATAACTGGGCGATCAGCTCAACACGGCTAGCCAAGGTGGGCCCTGACGGCCGTGACGCCATCAGAACCGGCCTCAAGGAGCTCGAGGAGCGCGGGTACATCGTCCGACAGCGGATACAAGACCCGATGACGGGTAAGTGGTCGACCTGCAACGTCGTTTACGACGAGCCTGTGGATGAACCTGTGAGAAGCCGGTGGATAACTACGCTCGCCGAAGACGGATTATCCGACGTCGGAAAACCCGTCCCTATTAGAAGTACTACTCTTAGAAGTACTAGAGAAAAAACCGGAGACATAGTTACATCCCAGAAGCCCAAACTGTGCAAAACGTGCAACGGGGCCGGCTGGACCGCGTACGGCAACGACGTCGAGCGATGCGGATGCAACCCCAAGATCGAGGAACTATGAGCGCCGCCGGCCAGAACATCTACCGAACCAAGAGATGGAAAGAGCTGCGACTCCAGGTACTCAACGAAGAACCGACCTGCCATTGGTGCCGCAAAGCGCCGGCCACCGAAGCCGACCACCTAGTTGAACTAGCTCGAGGAGGGGAACCTTATGAACGCTCGAATCTGGTGGGATCATGCAAGCCGTGCAATAGCCGCCGAGGCTCGGCGTTCCAAGCGCGACGCAGAGGCCCGAGAAAAGTTTCTTTTCAAGACGCAGTCCCCAC